CCAGCATTAGCCGTAGTCATTAATTTGTTATCCATTATCCCTGTGAGTGACACACCGAGCAAGCGTTCTGCTTCTGTGTTGGTAGCCCACACCTTTCGCAAGTAGGGGAACTTAGTGTATGTTGACTGAATGGTTCCAAGTATAGTTGCAAGACGGACTTTTCTTGTAAGGTCTTCCAGACTATCGTTAGCACGGATGACAACTTCCGTAAGATTACAGAACTGATTCGGCCTAAGAATGATTTCCGAACATGGATTGGTTCCAAACTCATAGCAAGACTCCCTACGGCCATTTTTTGCAGCTTGTTTAACTGATGCTTCTCTGTTGAATATTCCTCGTTCTCCACTACCACTCTCCATTAGTGCAGTCCACTCACGCATGAATGACATACTATCAGGTTTCTCTGAATAAGATACTGAGTTGTTAGCCAAGGCTCTATGACTTGCGTTCTCCCACCATGCACCTGACTTAGCGTGACGCATACGGTCATCTGAAAGGTTAGACAGACTAATCATAGCACTACGTCTAACACCACCTACAACGACAACTTCACCAATCTTGCACATTAAGTCATGACACTCAAGGCTAGACAACCTACGCCCTTGTGCGCCCTTGAATGTTGTAACCGCAAAGTTAAACAAATCAACCAAAGGAGCAGGACCACTAGCCCGACCACCAAACGTTTTTAGCCTTGCACCTGCAGGGCGAACTCTGCTAATATCCCACTTAGGAATTTCACCAGCCCATAGGAGTGCCAACACTTGTCTGAGACCTTTAGCCCATCCTTCCTTGCTGTC